GTCGTAGCCACCTACGTCCAGCACCGTCTTGCCAGCAAGGTCTGTGTCAATGATGGTCTGCCGTCGGGCGGTCTCGTGGTCGGGTAGATCGCTGAGTGGTTCCTCAGCCTCTTTGATGAGAGCACGAAGCTCATGGGCTGGGATGATCGACTTACGGATCAGGTCGGGAATCGGTAGCACGAAGACCGCCTGGTCGCCCATCGGGCTCTCCACCTTTACCGACAGACCCCCAAAGCGGTAGTCGTAGCCCCCGCTTACCAGGGTCCACTCCCTCTTGGCTGTCACGATGTTACCGACTGGCAACTAGAGCCTCCTTCTCCCATAGTCGCCGACCTTGCTGCTTGACACCCACACTTCCAACATTCTCGTATGGGTTCTCGTTGTCAGGTTGTGGTGGACGCAATATCCACTTCCGCTTGCCAGTCAACCACAGCCCATTCCGTAGAGCCGTCCAATAGAGACCAATCAGGCACCGCCGCCGCCACCAGTGCATCCTGCTTTCCGTGGGCCAGTAGTTCAGAGGAAACGCGACGTAGTATCCGACGGTTCGTTCTCGGCAGTACGCTGTCCCCTTGTTAGCCAACCAGAGCCTCCTTCAGCATAGCCTCCCACTTCGTCACGACTTGCGACCAATCGTTCTTCTCGGCCAGCGCCCGAGCCTTCCGGCTTGCCTCCTTCCACTTCTCCTCGTCTCGCATCAGCGCGACCACATTCTCAGCGTAGTCCTCGACCGTCCAGCGCCGTTCCAGGTTCGGCATGTACCGCCCGACTACCGGCAAGATAAGCGCCCCCTCGGAGAACACCTCGGGGAACGCCTCCACGTCAGAGAGGACCAGGACGCAACCAGCCGCCGCGCACTCCATCTGCATGATCCCGTGGGTCTGCGTCCCGATGCCCGGCGGGTCACTCGGCATACAGTGGACCTGGCACTCCAACTGCTCGCGGATGACCTGCTCTCGGGTGAGCGCCCCCAGGTTCACGACGCCCGGTGTGCTGGCGATGCGCCGCTTGCAGTCCCACAACTGCTCGGCCATCTGCGAATGCTCCCAGGCCCGCATCCCCATCTGGTTGTCGAAGTCGTAGGTAATGTGAAGTGTGGCCTCGGGTATCTCCTTCTTCACCAGGTCAAAGATGTCGAGCACATAGAACAGTCCCCGGGCGGGGTCGTTGCCGTAGAGGAGGCGGCCCGGGACCTTGTGGGAATCGAGCCATTGATGCTCCATCCGACGGCAATTCTCGCAAGTAGGATCGCCGCAGTCCTTGTCCCATGGGTTTTCACCCGAGGCAGGCCGAAGATAATCCGCCAGATGCACTCCCAATCCCGTGACATGGCACTTCTCCGGCGGGATGGGCCGCATCTGGCAGAGTAGCTTCTTGTGGACCTCCGAGAAGCAGGGCACGGCGTCGATGGCCGGCGCCCACTGGTTGTCCGGTCCGAGGCTCGGGTCCACACACGAGGTCATGAGAATGAGTACCGGCGCGCTGTACTCCGGGTTCGGCTGAGCGTGCATCTGCTGGATCGCTACGTCTACCTTGTGCGGGAAGTAGGTCGGCGGCCAGTACCACAGGTTCTCACCCCGCTTCTCGTCCACCTCCAAGTCATTCGTGATGACGTAGACCTCGTGCCCACGAGCCGCCAGGCCCTCGGTGACTGCCCGGATATAGACCTGGGAGCCGCCAGAGAAACCCTCCTTGCCCAGCGGGTACATCTGCTCAGGTCGGGCATCAAACAGCAGCCTCGACAAGCTCCACCTCCCTCTCCTTCTTGCCTTCCAGCAGGGAGCTTACCAGCGGTTTCCAGTGATCCTGATAGGATTTGTCCCAGGTGAACTCGCGGGCCCTGGCTAGCCCCTTATACGCTAGCGGCATCCGGGTCTCCGGCGAGGCGAGCACCCCCTGAGCGCACATGATCCAGAACTGTCCCCAGGCGTGCGTGTAGGTGTTGCCCTTGACGATGACGCCGGCCTCGCCCACTGTCTCCTTCAGTGCCCCCACCTCCGAGCAGACCGGTACGCAGCCCCCGGCCATCGCCTCCATCGCCGAGATGCATGACACCTCGGTAAACGAGGTCGGGTAGAGCCAGGCGTAGGACTCCTGGTAGAGCTTCGCTAAATCGCTCTGGTTGAGCCTACCCCGCCAGACCACGCCCGGCTGATCCAGCGCCTTGAGTAGCCTCTCCTTCTGCTGGGCCAGGTCTTGGCGGCCCATGGCGATATACTTGTCGAACGTCTCCCAACCGTAGGCAACGTGGAGCTCGCGCCCGGGGTCTGCCTGATAGAACACCGGCCACATCTGGAGTAGCTTCTCCAAGCCACGGTCTGGCGAGGAGGTGTAGACGCAGCGACCAGGAACTTTCTTGATCGGGCCAGCGAAACGGGCCAGGTCTATCCCGTTGGGGACGAAGCCGGTGTTGGTGAGTCCGTACACGGATGCCAGGTAAGTAGCGTGCCAGTTGGATACGCCCAAGACACGATCCCACCGGGCATATGCACTCTCCGCGCCAGGGCCTCTATTGAGATCGTGGCACCACAGAAAGGACATGCGCCCTGCAATAAGACTTTCTGAAAGTCCAGGGTCGCGCCAAGAGACAAGAACTTCTGGTCTATCTCCACTTGCAAGCCGCCCACATCCCCAGTAGCCAACTCCGTCATACTCTCCCTCCCACCTTTCCGGCTCGTTGTACACGTCCACCCGCCAGCCGTCACGGGCGAACCGCTCGGCGATCTTGATAACCGCCGTCTCACTCCCCCCGATGCCCGTCGTCTCGATGCTGCCCGGGTACCAGGGCTCAAGACTTCGACTACACCAGAAGATGATGCGTGGTTGCGTATTCGGTCGCTGCCGAAGCATCGCCGGCACCACGAAGTCCCGCAGTCGCCCGAACTGCTTAATATCCGGCGGTACGTCCAGCCTCTTGTACAGCGCTAGCATGTCCTCGTCGGTCCGTCCAGCCAGCACCCTCAGCACGGCCTCGGCCGTCTGCGCTCCCTCTTCCAGCTTCGTCGTGTTGGCAATTCCCTCTCGCGTCGCCCCGCTGTCGATCGCCTGCCCAGCTCGCTCAAACTCCCGCTTGGCCTTGCTCACCTGCCCATCGTTCAGATACGCTGCCCCCAGCGTCAAGGGCGCGTTGTAGGTCCGGTCCAGCGGGTTCTTGAAGGCGAAGAACGGAGCCTCCTGGCGCTGCTCACCGAACCGGGTCCAGAACTCGCACTTCGCAACATCCCGCTGAAGCATGTAGATGGCCGCCAGCCTGAAGTATGGTTCGGGGTGGAAGGGCGCAATGTCGCAGGCTCGCCACGCAGCCCCTCGGGCCTCGTTCAGCATCCCCAGCTTCTCGTAAGCCATGCTCAGGTAGATCGCCGTCTGCCACATCTGGTAGACGTTGTTGTTACCCATCGCCCGCTCGTAGTAGTAGATCGCCTTCTGCCACTCCGAAAGTGCGAAGTACTGGTTCCCAAGGTAGAACAGCGCCCGCTGGTCCTCGGGATTCTCCTCCAGGTCGAGTTCCAGCAGTAGGATGTTGCGCCGAGCGCTCCCGGACGTATCGTGCCCCTCCGACTGGTGGAGCACGACGATCTGGTCCGACTGGACCCATTGCACCTCCTCTACTCGTCTTCCTACTGGTGCGAGGACCTCGTGGACTCGGTGCATCCACTCCCAGGGCTTGCTGGCTCGGACGAGGCGTTCCCGGTGGAACAGGGTGGTGACGGCTCCCGTGCCGGCCACGGTGGCGTAATGATAAGGCAGCCACACCCCGTCGATATTTGGAGTGGTCTGGGCAAGGAAAGCCTCCAACTTATCGCCGCCGATGAGCTGGTCGTCAGCATCCACCCAGCCATGCCAGGTCAAGTCCTTTCTCAAGTGCCCCCAGTTCCGAGTCCGGGCCCTAGCGAAGTGCTGGGCAAGCACCCGTCCGTGCTGGGGGCACTCGTGCCACTCCGAGACTACGAGGCCAGGATAGACCTCCGCCCCGTGGTCGGCGGCTACCCGCGCCGTCTCGTCAGTCGTTGTCTCGTCCACGCTCACCGCCACCTGCTCGACCCAGGGAAGCAGGGAGTCGATGCAGTCGCCGATGGTCTTCTCTCCATTCTTGCAGATGATCCCGATGCCGATGGACGACTTAGCCACCCTTCTCCTCCCGGACTGGTTTCTCATCCTCTGCTGGTGATGCTTCCCAATCAGAGATAACGCCCGTCGAGAGTGTGCCCCCTGGTCGTCCGAATTGTCGCCCCATGAGCGTCGTGGCTCGTACCAGCGCCACCTCGTCGGTCAGCCAGTTCGGGTCCGGTGGCCGATTGCTTTGCCCCAGCATGTAGTGTTCGTTGAGCTGAGCCTGCCGTGTCGCGTAGACGTGCTCGCGCCAGACGTTGTAGAAGGGTTCCGGCAGACTGTACTCCTCACCAGCCAGCACGTAGACGGTGAGGCCGTTCCAGGTCAGGGGCAGCGATTCCATAGGCGTGAAAGTCTTGCGGGGCATCGTGGCTACGTCCGCCATCGTCCACTCTCGAGACCGCTCGGCCAGAGTGCCAGGAGCCCGTGTCTGGCCTGGAGCCAGATCGCCCAGCCCCATCGCCTTGACGAAAGCCTGGACGATAGGCGACTCGGCTAGCGTCGGCGCATCGGTCAACTTGATCTTGCTGAGGGTCTTCTCCACCTCCTTGAGTACCTTGTCGCGGTTCTCGACATCGGTAGCCGCCTTGGCAAAGAGTTCTGCCGCCTGCTTCAGAGTCTCGCCAATGTCATCCTGCGGAGCCTGTGTCTCTTCTGTCATCTTTGCTCCTCTGTGGGGCAGTCCCCACCAACCGCCCCTGGTCCGGTCCATCACCACCCCGGACGCCCGCCGGAGATCAGGCCCACGAGGGCTTTACCTCCGACTCATATCAAGCTAGCCTAGAGGCCAGCCCTAGTGCCAGTAAACGCGCTTGTTTGGTGTACAATTCTCACCATGTTGCTCTGGTTGAGCATCACGGCTGCCCAGTTGGCCTTCCAGCCAACCGTGCCGACCTGATCGAGCGGGTCGCTCGCGCCCGAGGTACCCGGCTTGTGGACGATGACCTTGGCAGGAATAGCCGAGACCTTGGCAGTACCGTATGCCTCCTGGCCGAGCACAAACGTCTGGTAGTAGTCGGTGTACCCGGAGGCCCGAACGATGGGGACGAGCGTACTCTCGTAGAGCCGGAATCCGAGAGGTAGATCGCGGAAGGTCGGCTTGAAGTAGTCCTCCTTGTTGGGCGCACCTCCGTTGATCCAGATGTTGGTGATGTTCGAGTCCGACTGAAGATCGAAGACGGTATCCGCGTTTGCGAGCACGACGTACTTCCCGTCCTCGACAGGACGAGCATTGGCCCGCTTCAGGGTTCGGGCGGCCTTGCGAAGCTCTAGAAGGTTGAGGAAGTCGCCCGAGATGACGGCGCTCTGGCTGGCCCGGGCATTCACGTACTGACACTTTTGTTGCTCACTAGTCCGGGGAATGGACCAGTGGGGGGAGCAGTTTCGGTTCCTCTCCCCTCCTGCGGTTTCCCGTAGGGTCAGACTGTCACATCTGCGTCTCTCGCAGCCGCCTCGATCAGTCGTTGCGGGTGGCGCATGTCGTTCAACGCCCTGCCACGGCGGTAGATCGCCTCGCGTTTGGCAACTTCCACCGTGGAGAGTTCGGCACCCTGTCCTCGATGCTCTGGCGGTCTTGCTGTCGCCATGTACTCGATGATGAGAAGTGCCTGCTCTCTCTTGACTCGCAAAAAGGGAAGTACCCCGTTGCAGAATGAGGCTGCTTGGTGATTCCCAAGTTTCCAGGCCCAAGCCTGCTTGTGGTGAGGCTTCTGCTTCTTGCGTGCCTTTAGGGCACCGCCGAACTCGTCTTGGAGCCAGGTGAGCATCGGCAGTGATGTGTTGACGACCGTGACCTCGGGTTCGTACCGGGGATTCCGTCGATGCTGGGGATTGGTCGAACTCTTGGAGAGTCCGATACAGCCCTCGCCATCGACCAGACCCGCCGCATATGCCCAGGTCACATCCGCCTTCCCTCGGGTTAGCATAGGACATCCCTCCAGCGTACTCTTCCCTAAGTATAGCATACTGGACTAGATATCCGTTAGCCTTTCCCAGATATTCAGAGGCGGTTTGCATCGAAGTATTCCTACTCCGTGCCGCTCACGCTGCCCTTTTGAGGCAGCGAACGGTCGTTCCGGCAACTAGGATGTCTCGGGTCACGATGTCGAGCAGTTCGGCCATCGCCTCGCTGAAATTCTCGACGTACTCGCTCGTTTGCGGGTCGATGGCCTGGCTCTCGTTCCACTCGGACTGGTAGGCGTACTGACCGTACTGTCGTACCGTTGCCGTGACGTTGAGCCACGACGCTTCGATGGCGGTCTGCCCACCGCCGAACGTGCCCTCGGTGAGTGCGATGGCTGCCCCGAGGGTGTAGACGGCATCGGACATAGGCCAGGTCGTTGACGAGGCGACGGCAACTGGTCGGATGATCTCCATCTTGCGGAAGTCGATGTTGACCCCACCGCGGGCCGGGATGTCCTTCTGCTTCCCGAACTTGTTGAAGACTGTGCTGGTTCGGAAGCGGCTGAGCAGCTTCCGATCGTAAGTCTTCTGGATTTCGGGAGCGAGGAGCAGGTTGGTTGCCATGTCTTTCTCCCAACCCCCCGGCGCCAGCCAGGGGGCCTATGTAAAGTGCTTCTTCCAGTGTTCCTCGAACTGCCGCGGTGTCATGGAGTCCACGTCTACCGTGTCGGGTCGGGTCTTGCCACGGGAGATGTCAGCACCCGGAGTCTTGGCGAGGAGCTTGGCGGCCTCCTCCTTGCGGACGGCCTCTCGCTCCCGGTCGAGTTCCTTCTTCTTCCATTCCTCAAACCGTTGGATACTTCGTCGCTCGGCCACGAGGTTAGTCGCGGCAGCAGCGAAGGCGGTCAGTACCTCGTCGTCGGCCTTGCCCTGAACAGCTTCCATCAACTTTGCGTGCTCGTCCTGGGTCATGTCCGCCCACTCGGGAAGCCCACGGTAAGACTCTCCGAGCCTTCGAGCGAAGTCTTGACGTAGGGAGCCACGCATGCCTTCGAGTTCGCGGGCCGTGAGTTCACCTTGCTTACCTTGGAGCCACTTCTCGGCAAAGCCCACCGGGTCCGACTGGGCTTGGGCGAGCATCTGTCGCTCGTTCTCTTCGGCGGCAAGGCGCCTCTGTTCGGCTGCCTGGGTACGTTCCCATGCTTGACGCTGGGTTGCCATCTCCGAGCCGAGGATACCCGAGAAGCGGCGGTGCTTTCGTATCTCCTCGACGGGGAGCGTATCGAGTGCCGTAGACCAATCCATGGTCGTCGCCAGACCACTAGGCGGCGCTGTAGCCTGGGTCTCCGTAGAGGCGGCGGGGGCCGCCTCAGTCGGTGGCGCGGGCTCCGGGGTCGCGGTGGCCTGCTCGTCTGACACTTAAGAAACCTCCATTGCCCTAGAAGTAGGATCGTGGGGCACCATAGTTGTAGGAGACGGATCGCGGCGCATTCCCCATAGGCCGCGAGGCGTTGAACTGCTGAAGCCAGTCGGTCGCCGTCCAGACGCCAGAGGGCGTATCGCCCGCCTCGACAGCGCCGATAATCATCTGCTTGGCGGTGTCGGAAAGGCTATCCCAGACCAGCGGGTTCATCTGGAAGGGTAGGGGCGCGCCGTAGGCAGGCGCCGGACTCGTGGAACCAGGCGGCGCAGGCACACCCGCTCCAGTTCCGGGCAGCTCTGCTGGCAAGGGTGGCCCTTGCCAGGGGTTTGGCCTACCACCGACGGTCTCGGCTGGCCCGATGTAGCCAGGTTGTCCAGGGTAGGTACCGGGCGCCTGAAGTCCCAGGGCACCTAGTAGGGGACTCGTCTGCTGAGTGACCTGCGTTGGCGGTGTTGTCGGCATAGGCGGGGCAACGTAGCCCGGTAGGTCTGGCACTATGCGGCCTGTTGGTATTACACCACCAGGTGTGGGTGCAGGTGGCGGGGTAGCGACTGGGGCTGCCCACCCCTTCGAGGTAGCAAACTTGATGGGGTCTCCCCCCGCCGCCTTCACCTCCGGCTCACCAGTCATGCCGAGCCAGTTCGTCACCGCCTTGCGTTGCTCCTCTGGCGTGCCGACCTTCCAGCCATTCTTCTCGTAGAAGGCTTTGAGGTCGGGTCGGTTCGCCCAGATGGCGTCGAGAGCTTGCTCCCGGGTCAGCGCCCCACCGCCAGTACCACCTGTGCCACCATCTGCCGATCCACCGCCACTCAGTCGGTCGATAATGTCCTGAAGCGTGGCCCTCTCAGAGAAGCCTGTCGGCGCACCGAAGGCGGCCGCTGGCGTGCTGCCCCAGATG